TTGAAGGGTATGGTCGTAGAAATGTAACAACATTAGCAATTGCTCCTACAACTAGTAGTAGTTTTATATTGGGACAAGTTAGTCCAAGTATAGAGCCATTAAATAGTAACTACTTTGTTAAGAATTTAGCAAAAGGTAAGTTTACATATAAGAATCCTTACTTAAAAGAAACACTTAAAAAGTATAATAAAAATGATGAAACAATCTGGAAAAGTATTTTAGTTAAGGGCGGATCTGTTCAGCATCTAAAATTCTTATCAGATAATGAAAAAGAAGTATTTAAAACATTTGGGGAAATTAGTCAGAAAGAAATTATTATTCAAGCCTCTCAAAGACAAAAATATATAGATCAATCTCAGTCTTTAAACCTCATGATTGGACCAGACATACCACCGAAACAGGTTAGTGACCTTCTTATAGAAGGATGGAGACTAGGAATTAAAACCTTTTATTATCAGCGTAGCGCTAATCCCGCACAAGAACTTGCTCGCAATATTCTAGCTTGTACAAATTGTGAATCTTAATTTTAATATAAAGGATAATCATTTATGGGAAATGTATTTGACGATCAAATAAAATTTATGGTTGCTTGTGATCAAACTGTTTGTGAGTGGAATCCTAGTCAACTAAACATGTATTGTACTCTTATTAAAGAAGAAGTTCAAGAATTACAAGAAGCTCTGGATAATAACGATAGGGTAGAAATACTAGACGCTTTGATAGATATAATTGTTGTTGCGGCTGGGGCTGTTAATAGTACGGGAAGTAATGGTCAAGGAGCATGGGATGAAGTTATGAAAACAAACTTTGCTAAGATAGATTCATTAACAGGCAAAGTCAAGAAAAGGGATGATGGTAAAGTTCTTAAACCAGAAGGATGGCAATCTCCGGATCTAAAGCAGTTTGTAATATAGGTATTATGGTGTATATTAATACATTGATAAAAATATTTACCTTATTATAAAGGGCATACCTTGAGAAAGAAAAAAAATGTTAATACTAGAAAAGAAAAAATTATTGATCTGGTTAATATGCCCATTAATAATGATAACTTAAAACCCTCCTATAAAAATAGATTAAAGCCTAGAAGCGAAAACCAAAAGGAATATATTAGAACTATAGCTGAAAATACTATTACTTTTTGTCATGGTGTGGCGGGTAGTGGTAAAAGTCATATCGCTATAGGAATGGCGTTAGAGTATCTATTAGAAGGCAAAGTTAAAAAAATTGTAATAACAAGACCAGTAGTAGAATCGGGAGAAAAAATAGGATATTTACCGGGATCAGCTGAAGAAAAATTACATCCTTACTTACTACCTTTATTAGATGAGATTAATCATTTTATATCGATAGCAGAATATACAGCATTAAAAAATAATAATAAAATCGAAGTTGTACCACTTGGATTAATGAGAGGTCGTAATTTTCATGATTGTTTTATTGTAGCTGATGAGTGCCAAAATTCTTCATATGAACAACTTAAAATGTTGCTTACCAGAATAGGACAAAATAGTAAGATGGTATTAACTGGAGATGTTTCTCAATCAGATTTAGCAAAACATTTACAGGGTGGGTTTCATGAAATGATCAAAAATTTATTGGATGTAGAAGGTATAGGCATATCAACATTAACAGAAACTGATATAGTAAGAAATCCTATTATAGCAAAAATTCTAGCTAAATTAGATAATTATGAACAAGGTAAAAAATAGTACTTGTCTACTACTAAATGCTGATTTTACACCATTAAAAATTATTAGCTGGCAAAAGGCTATAACATGGTCATTCAAATTTAATGCAGACCATTCGTATGCGATAGAAATAATTAAATATTATACAGATAAGTATATACAAGGAGCTAATGATAAAAAATATCCAGTACCTTCTGTTGCCAAAACAGTAAGATATTTTAATGTATATAATCGTACCTTAAAATTCTCTAGAAAAAATTTATTTTTGAGAGATAATTATACTTGTCAATATTGCGGTAATAAATTATCAGAGCAAAACTTAACATATGATCATATCATACCAAAATCTAGATGTACTAATAGATTATTGTCAACAAATTGGAATAATGTTGTAGCATCATGCTATAGTTGCAATAAGAAAAAAAGAGATAGAACGCCAGAAGAAGCAAATATGTTTCTATTAAAAGAGCCCAAAATACCACCATATCATCCAAAATACTTGCCACTCTACTCGAAACTAGCTATTATAGAATACGTTCCAGATTGGCAAGAATATGTATCCAAGGAATATTTTAATGAAATTTAATATAGAAGATTTTCATAATGAAACTATTAAAAAAGATATTCGTGAAGATCAATACTATACTCTAATAGATAATAAAGACTTTTTAGATGAAAAAGATAATCCGAGAAAAACAGAATTATCAGATGCGGTATATGCAAAAGCTATAGTAAATAAAAAATCTAAACATATAGTAGATAGTAAACTGTATTATAGTTACTATATATTAGTTAACAGTAAAAATGAAATATATAATCCTATCCAATTACATTCATCTATCAAATCCAAGTCAGACTTTATAGATAAAGTTTGTAAAACAGAAGTATTTTTTAAGGAGGTAGATAAATCTATTTTTGATATGTATATTAGTTTTCTTAGAACTAAGAATCTAAGATTACTAAAAAATATTAACAGGAGCTTAGAATAATTTGCCAACGTACTCTTATTACTGTTCTAAATGTAACCATACATTTGAATTATTTTTTACTATTAACTCCTACAATGGTAAACCACAAAAGTGTTCTGTATGCAATTCTTTATGTGATAGAAATTATTTGAATGATATTTCTTCATTAACTTCTTCTATTAGGAAAGGTGATTCTGAACTAAGAACTATAGGAGATCTAGCTAATAGAAACAGAGACAAAATGAGCAATGATCATAAACAAGAACTACAAACTAAACACAATTCATATAAAGAATCTCCTAGTAATAAAGAATTACCAAAAGGCATGAGTAGGATCAAGAAACCAAATAAACCATTATGGCCCAAATAGTAAAAAAAGAAACACTATATACGACACCATCTTATGGTGAATACTTTGATGACAATGGGTATGCGTTAACAAAAGAAAATACCAAGAACACCTATGCAAAAACAGTTGATTCGAATGGACTTGTATCGTATTACATACTACTAGCAGACAAAAATAATGTATATAATCCTTATAGCATATATACTAACAATAGTACCAATAAATTTCTTTTTAGCATACAAGATCGCTGTTTTAAGAAAGTATCTAAGTCAATATTTGATATGTATGTCAAATTTTTAAATTCACAAAATCTAGCATTATTATATAATGTACAAAGAAAGGTTCTTATATGAGAAAAAATCTTGCTCAAGAGTATGCTGTTTTATGGTTGTATTCTCAAAATAAAAAAGCTCCAGATATTGCCGAAGAATTAGCAATAACCCTAGATAAGGTAGAGTCTATCATTAGAGTTAATTCGGAGCCTCAGCAGGCTAAAAAAATTAGTAAATCAAAATCTTTAATGATATCACAAACATCAGCAAAGAAAAATAAGAGCGTAGCGATAATGACTCCAGAAGCATCCGCACTAAATGATGAGCTTAAAAAGAAGTTTTTAGGTCGTAATAAGAATACACAAACATTTATTTTTAAACCAAATGACCAATGAAAATTCGTATCCGTCTAAATATTCAAACGGAAAAAATGTTTCAGCAGCACAGTTTATAACAGAGATTATTTGTGAAAATAAGGCTATTACAGAAAGAAAGGATTTGCATTATAAGTTTTGGACCAATAAAGAATGGTCTAAATTTTATAGAAACCAAATAGGTACAGCACACAAATTGCTTAAAAAATATAGCCCAAGCGCTATAATAAAAGCATTGAAAAATACTAAAGCTCGTAATATTTATTCTTTGCGAGCGCCTCATCTTATACCTATCATAGAACAGGAACAGAGTCTGTTGGACTCCAAAGATGCTACACAAAAGGATTATAGTGATAGTAGACAGGTTCAAAATATCAAATTTCGTCAAAATACTCAGTCTAAAAACATTATTTCAAAATTAAGAGAGATAGATAATGGCACTTAAAGAAGATGTTAAGAAGAATTTTGGTTCAGAAGTTATACAAAGCGCTGCTGCGCTCATAGATAGAGAATCGATAGTTATACCATTAAGTCCCTCATTAGATATGATTTTATCTGGTGGTGTGCCGGAAGGTAGCTTTGTAGTACTAACTGGTCAGCCCAAGTGCGGCAAAACCACCACATCACTAGATTTTGCTGCCACAGCCCAAAAGGAAATATATCAAGGGAATCTAAAAAAACCTAGACATGTGTACTATCTAAACATAGAAGGTAGATTAAAAAAGAGAGACCTAGAGGGCATTAATGGTTTAGATCTTGATCGTTTTGATATAATAGGGTCTCAAGAAGGTAAAATATTAAATGCTGAAGAATATCTGCAAATCGGAGAAAGAATTATTAACGAAGAACCGGGATGCATTCTAATCATAGACTCATATTCTGCCCTATGTACAGAAGCTGAGATTACATCCGAAATGAATAAAATGCAACGAGCAGATGGAGCAAAGCTATTAGCTAAGTTTTGTCGTAAAGTTGCTAATGTTATTCCAGTAAATAAAAATATTGTTATCGGAATCACTCATTTAATGGGTAATCCAACAGGATATGGGGCGGAATTTAAGGAAAAGAGTGGTCAAGCCATAGCTTATCAGACAGATATAAAACTTAGAGCAAAAAGTTTCAAGCCATGGACACTTGGTGCCGATAATACTCAAATAGGACAAGAGGTGGAATGGCAAGTAATTTGCTCTGCTCTTGGTCCTCCCGGTGGAGTTACTACATCGTATATCAGATACGGATCTGGTATAGATAAAGTGACAGAAATAATGATGTTAGCTATAGATATTGGTATTATTAATAAGGGTGGAGCATGGTATAGCTTTAATATTGATGGAGAAACACAAAAGTTCCAAGGCACAGAAAAACTGAGACAGTTTCTTGTTGACAACAGCGAAATTTATGATAAGATTCTCGAAGAGACCAAGACCACCATGGGTATTAAATGAATACCGTTGGACTAGATGGATCAGAACATAAATTAAGTTTTATCGGTTTAACATCCAAAAGTAGTTTAAATAATAAATCAAGTTGTCATTTAAACGCAAGAAATCTCTTAAAAAATATTTACCCTACTTTACAAATCATAGAAGAAGTACCTATCTATATTCGCAAATCAGAAATTCTGTATATCGATTTTTTCATACCATTAATTAGAAAATGTATAGAGGTACATGGTGAACAACATTATCAGTTTATTCCTTTCTATCATAGATCTCAGATAGATTTTTTAAAACAAAAGAAAAGAGATAGAGACAAGCAAGAGTGGTGTCATATCAATAATATTAGCTACATTGAATTACCATATAACAAAGAACCAGAATGGATAGAAATTATTAATCATGCATAAAACAAGTAAAGAAGAACTAGAGTATTGGGATAAGATTTTAGATGAATACGAATCTTCTCTTGGTATTCCACCGTCTCTTGCTAGCACAGACTCATCAGAAGAGCTTAATTCGTATCTTTCAATGAATAGAGATGCTATAGAAAAATTAACTCCGGAAGATTGTTTTCAGATAGCCTATAGACTTGGTCAGATGGCTTTTCATATACAAAGAAATCTTAATCGAGAAATAGCTCGCCATAATTGGGCAGAAGATAGTTTAAAGCTAGTAATTGCGGATGATATAAATAACTATAAAGGATATGGTTATATGGAAAAACTATACCAGGCTATTAAGAATAACGATAAAGCTAATAGTCTTCATAAGATACAAAAATATGCTAAACAACGAATCGATAGACTTTCTTATTTATCCAATAGTCTAAAAAATCTATCAGATATATTGCTTTCTATTCAAAAAAATAAGGTGAGAAATGTCAACCAATAATATAGAGAATATACTACAAAATCCTGAACAAATTAAACAAATGATTACCCTATTATCAAGTTTGCTAGAAACTATAAATCAAAATACAACAGTAGAGAATACCACAGAGAAAGTGGTCAGTACTAACGCTATCAAAAATAGTAAAAAACAAACTAAAGTGCGTAAAAACAAAAAAGCACCTGAAGATAATAAGTTTTTATCTATGCCAGAAGCTAATATGTTTAAGGAAGATCCGAATGTAGCAGAAAAGTTATACAGGCAATCTCCTATAGCAAGAACTCGTAAAAACCAAACTATAAAAGCCAAATGTAGAATTTGTGGTAAGGAAGAGGAGGTCAGAGCATCGTTGCTTTATGGTGGCCTAGAAAGATTTAAATGCAATAAGTGCTCAACGACTCCAGGTTAATCATAAATATGACATCCAAATATAAATTAGCTGATCCTTCTGCCGAGAGAGCAGTTCTTTCTGGTTTATGTAAATACGGAGAGAATGCTTATCTAGACATTAATGATATAATATCTAATGCTTCGTTTACTATCGACACCAATACATTGTTATATAACTGTATTCATCATATATATTCGAATGATAGTAATGCAGTAATAGACTTAGCATACATATACTCGGCCGCACAAGAACTTGGATGCAAAGAGGCTTTATCGTCAAAAGACGAAGCTATGCATATCAAGGCTATTTTAGATTTTCCTGTTGATCAAAGTAATATTAGAAAATTTGCTACCAAAATTAAAAAGCTAGAAATAGCTAGAAACATTAGTGACCAATTAGAAATAGCTCAAACAGAGCTACACGAAGTTACTGGCTCAGAATCTATTGCAGAAATTCTAAATATAGCCGAAGGTAAAGTTTTTGATCTTGGATTATTAATAGGAGATAATAAGTCTGAACCAGAAGCTATAGGAAAAAATATAGATGAATATATTCAAAACTTAGAAGATAATCCGGTAGATCAAGTTGGATTATCAACTGGATTTCCGATTTATGACAAAGCAATAGGGGGCGGTTTACGCAAAAGTACAGTTAATGTAATAGCAGCCAGACCCAAAACAGGAAAAACCCTGTTAGCAGACAATATGGGTTATTATCTTGCTAGTCACGGTATACCTGTTTTAAATATGGATACCGAAATGACCACAGAAGATCACATTAATCGCATTATTGGTATGATGACAGAGGTGGATCTCAATACTATCGAAACAGGTAAGTTCAGAGATTCATCAGATTTAAAAACCAAAATTTATGAGGCAAAAGCTAAACTAAAATCCATGAAACTATACTACAAGTCAATAGCTGGTAAACCATTTGATGAACAATTAGCTATTATGCGTAGATGGATAATAAAAGAAGTAGGACTTAATGATGACGGCACAGCCAAAGACTGTGTTATATTTTACGATTATCTAAAATTAATGGATAGCGTTGGTATATCTCAGGATATGAAAGAATATCAAGTCCTTGGTTTTATGATGACTAGTTTACATAATTTTGCTACAAAATATAAACTACCTGTAGTAGCATTCGTACAGCTTAATCGTGACGGCATAACCAAAGAAAGTACAGATACAGCATCAGGGTCTGACAGAATAATATGGCTTTGTAGTAATTTTTCTATCTTTAAGAGAAAATCAGATGAGGAAATTGCAGAAGATGGACCATCAGCAGGCAATAGGAAACTAGTACCATTGGTTAGTAGGCATGGTGGAGGATTAGACGATAACGATTATATAAATTGCCATATGAAAGGCTGGTGTGCTAAAATTATGGAAGGACAAACTAAGTTAGAATTATCTAATAATAGCGCAAAGAATCGCAATACATTTCAGGTTATAACAAATACAGAAGATGAAGATGAACAAAACGAAGACATCCCGTTCATATAGTCAATCACAAATGAAGGCTATGTGCGACGAACTTTGCGACAACATAGACCTACTTTGCGAAACATTTGATTTGAACTGCAAATATACTAATAAAATGCTCACCATGGCATGTCCTATTCATGGTGGAGATAATGAATCAGCATTAAACTTATACCATGTGGGAGATTCTTATCGTGGCAACTGGGTTTGCAGAACACATCATTGCGAAAAAATCTTCCAGCCTTCTATTTTAGGCTTTTTAAGAGGCATTTTATCTGTAAAATATAATAACTGGACAAAAAATGGAGATCAAATTTATAGCTTTGATTCAACAATAGATATGGCTTTACAAATACTTAAAAAAGATATTAAAGATATAAAGATTAATCATAGTAATACAGAAAAGAGATCTTTTGTTAAAAATATACAAACGATAGTACAGTCTCCTAATCAAAATACTCAATCTCCATCAAGATCGACGGTAAGAAAATCTCTTGAGATACCAGCAAAATATTATATAGATAGGGGATTCTCCAAAAATATACTAGATAAATATGATATTGGACTTTGTAGTAATAGTAATAAAGAAATGTTTAATAGGGTAGTCGTACCAATTTATGATAAAGACTACACATATATGGTAGGATGTAGTGGCAGAAGTATCTATGATAAATGTCATAAATGCTCTTACTATCATGATTCTAATTTAGGATGTATATCAGAACAATACTCATGGAAATACTCAAAATGGAAACATAACAAGGACTTCAAAGCCAAAGATCACCTTTACAACCTATGGTTTGCCAAGGACTATATACTAAAGACCGGTATCGCTATTATGGTAGAAAGTCCGGGAAATGTTTGGAGATTAGAAGAGGCTGGTATTAAAAATTCTATAGCTATTTTTGGAACATCTTTAAGCGATAGACAAAAAATGCTATTGGATTGTTCTGGAGCAATGTCTCTTTTAGTTTTATTAGATAACGATGATGCTGGAAGATTGGGTACTCAACAAATATATGATAAATGTTGTCGTACATATAATATAAAATCTATAAATATACCTACTAATGATGTAGCAGAAATGAGCGTAGAGCAGATACAGAATATTATTCTACCAGAAATGGATAAAATATATGCCTAATCCTATAATTGCACTAGCCGGAAGAAAACAGTCGGGTAAAACAACGTGTTCAGAATTTGTTCAAAGGCTTGGTAATGCAATATTAAAACCATTCAATACTACTAAAATCTATAACTTTGCTGACCCACTAAAACAAGATATATGTATTAATATTTTAGGCTTAACTCAAGACCAATGTTATGGTACAGACGATCAAAAAAATGAATTAGTTGATTGTTATTGGAATAATAAACAACTTTCCGCTAGAGAAGTTATGCAGTTGGTTGGCACGAATATGTTCAGATCTATGCAACAAAATGTTTGGTCAGATGCTACTATAAGAAAAATCCAGAAAGACAAGTGTTCTCTAGCTATTATTGCTGACTGTAGATTTCCTAACGAAGTAGAAGCAATAAAAAACGCTGGTGGTTTTGTGATTAAACTAACCAGAAATCCTCATAACTCGGATCATGAAAGTGAAACAGCGCTTGATGAAAATAATTTTGATCATAAATTATTTGATATGATTCTAGATAATAGCTCAATTACTATAGAAAAACAAAATATGATTTTATTGCAATTTCTAAAACACAAAGGAATACTACCATTATAATAACATACTTTAGAAGCTCATCTTATAATACGCATTCTATGTGTGAGCAACAGTATTTTATTGAATATGTTCTAGGCAGAAGAGGACTATCCAATAAAAAAGCAGATAAGGGTACAATAGTACATAAAGTATTAGAAATTTTGGCCATTATGAAAAAAGCTCACCAAGATGAACTAAATCAAATAAATGATGATATCTTAGGAGTAATCGATTTAACATCTAGCGACATGAATGATGATAAATTTGTTTTATCTATTGTAAACAATGTATATGACTATTATACTTATCAATTTTCTCATCATACATGGCTTGAAAAAGATAGAAAAGACTGTATAGAATGGGTTAGTAAAACTCTTAGGTCGAACAATCGAATGTTCGATCCTAGAAAACGTAATATTTTCAGATCCGAACAGCATTTTGATCTTATGATAGATAAAGAATGGGCGAAGTATATTTATGATATCAATAATAAAAAGATAACCGGCAATTTAGCTATCAAAGGAACGATAGATCTTATAACACAAATAGATAATGAGACTTTAGAAATTATAGACTGGAAAACAGGCAAAAGACTTAATTGGGCAACAGGAGAAGAGAAAACCCAAGCAAAACTAGAAGAAGATCCACAATTGAAACTATATCATTATGCTGCCCATAGACTTTTCCCACAATTCAAGCATATTATTGTAACGATTAATTTTATCAATGATGGAGGACCATTTTCTATATGTTTTGACAATAATGACAATATAGCTAAAACAGAGTTTATGTTAAAAGAAAAATTTATACACATACAGAAAACACAAAAACCTAAGCTAAAAAAATCTTGGATGTGTAGCAAACTGTGTCATTTTGGTAAAAATACTTTCGAAAATGATAAAAATGTTTTACCCATTATAGAATACAGAGACCACCAAGTAACTCCGAAAGATAAGTTTATGACACAGTGCGAACAAATAAAGCACGATATAGATTTGCACGGAATGAAAGAAGTTGTTGACAAGTACCAAATACCTGGGTATAGTATTGGTACATACAAAGCCCCGGGAGAAGTCTGATGTACGTTCCCCTACATTTACACACTCATTATAGTTTACTTGATGGCTTATCAAAACCAGAACAGGTGGCAAGGAGATGTAAAAGATTAGGTATTACAAGTTGTGCTATAACCGATCACGGCACAATCTCTGGCAATATTAGTTTTTACAAAACAATGAAAAAGAATAATATTAAGCCAATTATGGGATGTGAATTATATATTAGTAATAGTGATGCCAAGATCAAAGATAAATCAAATAGTGAATTATCTCATATGGTAGTTTTAGCTAAAAATTTTAGCGGTTGGCAAAAGCTTATCAAACTAGTATCCGTATCAAATAGTTCTGATTATTTTTATTATAAGCCAAGACTTGATCTGGAATTGATAAATAATATTCTAGGATCAGAAAAAAATGATTTGATATGTATCACTGGACATCCGGGTTCAACATTAGGAGACATAGTCTATAATTTTGATCTAGGAAAAGTAAACGAAAATTGGGAAACTAAAAGTCTAGAGCATATAAATAAATTGTATGATATCTTTGGTCAAAACAATGTTTTTGTTGAAATCCAACTTATGGATACTAACAATCAGCAACAACAATTAATAGGAAACAGTCTTAGACAATTATCCAAAGATTATAATCTACCAAGAGTTGCTACTATTGATGCGCATTATTGCGAAGCCTCCGACGCTGTTGATCAAAGAGTACTTTTGTGTAGTTCTTTGAAATTAACTTTACCAGATATATCGAATAAGATCATTAATAATGAAAAGATTCCATTATCTAGTTTTTTTACATCAGATAAATACTATATACTATCTGATGAAGAAATGCAAGTCATACACGATAGCGTTGAATTAGAAAATACTCTATATATAGATAGTTTATGTGAAGAGTATGATGTACTATCTGGACCTCAATTACCAACATTTGATTGTCCTGATTCACAAAAACCAATCGAATACCTTAGAAATCTTTGTAGAAAAGGTTGGTTAGATAAAATACAAAATAAGATTCCAAAAGAAAAACAGAACATATATGTAGATAGAGTAAAAAAAGAATTAGATATTCTTGAATCAACAAATTTAGCTAGTTACTTTCTTATAATTAGAGATATAGTATCCTATGTAAGAAGTAAGGGATGTTTACCTGGACCGGGACGAGGCTCTGCTGCCGGATGTTTAGTTTCTTACCTAATAGGTATAACCGGTATAGATCCTATTAAATATGATTTGATCTTCGAAAGATTCTATAATACTGGTCGTAATACCGAAACTCATATATCTATGCCTGATATAGATGTAGACGTACCAATAGAACATAGAGAAGATATTATAAACTACATAAAAAATAAGTATGGTTTTGATAAAGTTTCTCAAATGATTACATTCAATACTTTAAAGGGTCGTGGTGCTCTAAAAGAAGTATTAAGAATATATGGAAATATATCATTCGAAGAAATGAATCGTATTACAAAACATATTCCGGACGAAGCTAAAATAGCGGATGAGTTACAAGAAATGAAAGATGAAGATGGAGAAGCGTCTATTATTAGGTGGGCTCTAGAAAACAATGGAGCAAAACTCAAAGAATGGTGCTATGTGGGAGAGGACAATGAGTTATACGGGCCGCTGGCGAAGCGTTTTGAGCAGGCTATTAGACTCGAGGGCTCGAAGTACAATCAATCTAAACACGCTGCTGGCATAGCGATCTCAAACCAATCCTTAAATACTATTTGTCCTATGATTTGGGACGCCAAAACAGAACAAAGTATTGCTGGCTTTGAAATGTCGGATTTAGAATCTATAGGAGTAATTAAATTTGATATTCTAGGAATAGCACTATTAGATAAAATTATGTGTGTGAGAGATATTCTTAAAAACAAAAGGATAAAAGATGCTGTTTGAAAAAATTATTGCTGGACAGAGATTCGTATATAACCAAGAAGAATACTTAAAAATACCAGAGATTAAAAAATCATGCTGTAAAATAGAAGCTAATGCTATAAGATTAAGAGATAATAAAGAAATACTTTTCGAATACAAATCCCAAGTGGAGGTAGTAACGAATGATTAATAACAAAATTTGCGTTTTCGATTTTGAGACTGATGGAAAAAATCCGGAAGAATGTAGTCCTGTGCAATTATCTGCTGTGATTATAGACCCAATCAGACTAGAAATTATTCCCAAATCAGAATTCAATACTTTTTTGAAGCCTGAAAAATTAATGGATGCTACAGTAGAGAATCCATACACTGATTCGGATATTTTGGAATGGCATGGAAAAATTCGTAATTTGTCGTCTGATCAGATTTTATCTGAGTGGAAAACATATCCGGAACAAAAATATGCATGGGCTCAGTTTGTTAGTTATTTAGATAAATATCACCTAAAGTCTAATGGCGGAAAAAAATCTCAGTTTACAGCCCCAATTGCGGCAGGATATAACATATTGCGTTTTGATATGTCTATTGTTAATAGACTCAGTAATAAGTATAATAATACTAATAAAGAGAAAGAAACCTGTTTATTTCATCCAAGAGACAAAATAGATATTATGCATCTTTTTGGCATATGGATGAGCTATATATCCGATGTTAAGGGATTATCATTAGATAGTATGAGAGACTATCTTGGTATAGATAAAACAAATGCCCATAATGCATCTAAGGATGTGGAAGATTGTGCCAATATTCTTATCAGATTTCTAAGACTACATAAAAAATTAAGTCAAAAAATAAAATTTAAGGATGCTTTTAAAGTATGAAAATGATAACATTTGAAGACTGCAATTGTAAGTTTTGTCTTAACGACGAAGCCACAATTGATTTGGATATTGATATAGAAAATATAGATCTTAATTGTCGCAGAACATGGAATCTGATTTCGGAAGGAAATACAAAAGGATGTTTTCAGTTGGAGTCTAGACTTGGTCAAAGTATGTCTAAAAAATTAAAGCCGGATAATATAGAACAACTGTCCGCATTGATTAGTATTATGAGACCAGGATGTCTGGAAGCCTATAGAGATGGTAAGTCTGTTAGTAATCACTATATAGACAAAAAAAATAAGAATGAAGAAATCGACTTCTTTCATCCTGCTCTAGAAAGTATTTTGAGTACCACTTATGGAGAAATGGTCTATCAAGAACAGGCTATGCAAATTTGTCAAAAAATAGCAAACTTTGATTTGACCGAAGCTGATCAGTTAAGAAAAGCTATTGGTAAGAAAAAACCAGAAGAAATGGTTAAAATTAAAAAGTTATTTTTACATAAATCAGAGGCAGCAAATATATTATCAAAAACAGAATCCGAAGAGTTGTTTGGATGGATAGAGAAAAGCCAAAGATATTCTTTTAATAAGAGTCATGCTGTAAGTTACGCATACAACGCCTATCTATCTGCATATACTAAAGCTCATTTTCCTATTGAATTTTTTGCTTCTTATCTTAAATTTGCGAAGGATAAAATAGATCCATTAAAAGAAATACAAGAGCTTATTAGTAATGCTAATGAAATGAATATTAGTATACATTTACCATCGATATTAAAGCCTAAAAAAGAATTTTTTATTGATCATGATAATAGTATATGGTTTGGCTTAACTAATATCAAAGGATTAGGAGATTCTGTTTATGAAAAGTTAAATGAAATATTGTCTAATTATGATATTAAAGATAAAACTTTTCTATATGTATATTGTAATATTCTAAGAAATATTAATTCTACAGCATGTAAAGGATTAATATGTTCCGGAGCGATACCTAATGGGAATGTATCCAGAACTAGAATGCTATTCTATTATGAGATACTAAATAATTTAACTGATAGAGAATGTGAATTTATATCGAAAATTTCTGAGAATACAGAATTAGAAAAAATATTGCACATATTATTGGAATCTACTAACATTAAATTAACAGCAAAAAGAAAACAAACAATTCTATCATTAATTAATACTATCAAAAAGCCACCATATAGTTTGGAAGATAGTCCCGAATGGCTGTCTAATAATGAGAAATTCTATTTAGGAGCTTCTATCACTTGCCATAAAATAGACGGATGTGATATTTATTCGGCCAATGTTGAGTGTAAAGACTTAGCTCACGGAACTAAAACGAAAATTCCAATTCTTGGCGCAGAGATTTCTGATATTAATGTTATAAGGACTAAAAGAGGAGTTAATCCTGGTCAAGAAATGGCGTTTATTAAGGTTACGGATTCCACAGGTTCGGCCGATTTGGTTATATTTCCAGAGGAATACCTAAAATATAAAGAATTATTAATAGATGGTAACACATTATTAATTAAACTAGATAAATCTAAAGATAAAGAAACTTTCATTATTAAGCAGTGTTGGCAAGTTTAACTTGACACAACCAACGGATACTGTATCATAAAGGCGTGGTTCGAAAACTTAACTTTTTTGAAATTAGAGGAGATCTTATGAATTTAGTAATTTTGAGAGGTAATTTGGCTAGAGATCCAGAACTAAGGCACGTTAATCCTTCTGGAAAAGAAACGGCTGTTGTTAATTTTACAATAGCAGTATCTAGAGAATTTACCAAAAATAATGGAGAAACCGATAAGGTTACAACCTTTGTAAACTGCGAAGCATGGGACACCGGAGCAGAAGCCATTTCCTCTTCTTTCAGAAAAGGTGATTTGGTAATGATCGAAGGATCTCTCAGGAACGACACATGGGAAAAGGATGGAGTTAAAAGATCTTCAATGAAGGTCAGAGTAAATAATTTTGCTCGTATACAAAAGGTAGTTAAGAATCAGTCAAAAACAGCAAGTGCTGCTACCTCAGAGGATAAGGAAACAGAGGAAGTTGTAGCTTTTTGAAGTTTGAGGATGGTGTTAAGCAATAGGCCCCTCCTAGCAATAGGAGGGGTTCTATTGTTTTAATTATACCTAAATTGTATAGATATGAAAAAACGTATACTTTTCTGTACAGAATCCGGACATATAAAATCTGGGTATGGTAATTATACAAGATCTATTCTAACAAGATTATATAATACCAATAAGTATGAAATAGCAGAGCTTTCTTGCTATAGAACAGTAGGAATGTCTAAGGACTATCCGTGGAAAATATATCCTAATGCTGTGGACCAAACGGATCCAAGATTTACGCAGTATAGCTCTAGTCCTAATAATGGTTTTGGTCAATGGAGATTTGACTTGGTAGTAGCTGACTTTAAACCAGATATTGTTGTTGATTTTAGAGACATATTTATGACTAACTTTGAGAGTACATCAGTATTTAGAGAAAAATTTCATCTTGTTTTGGCTCCAACTATAGATTCTTTTCCAATTAGACTAGAGTGGCTAGACCTAATGAAAAATTGCGATACATTACTAACTCACACCAAATGGGCAAAACAAAATATAGAAAAGTTTTACAAAATACCCGTTGACGGAATAGTTATGGATTCTATTGATACGGCCAATTTTCGTCCACTAAATAAAGTATCTATTAGAAATTCTGTTGATATTCCACTGGACTCATTTATTGTCGGATCAGTAATGAGAAATCAAAAAAGAAAACTGATTCCAGATTTACTTAAAATTACTAAAGCATTGGTAGATAATAATAAAAACACCTACTTATATCTACATACAAGTTATCCCGAAACTACCGGCTGGGACATACCGGACCTTCTTATAGAATACGACATATACAATTCAGTACTATTCACCTACGTTTGCAAAAACTGTAAATATTGGATGCCTATGAAGTGGAAGGGCGCCCAAGCAATCTGTCCCAAATGTTCCAAAAAACAAATGACTTTATCTAGTGTATCTAATGGTATATCAGAAAATGAACTGTGTAAAATATATAATATATTTGACATTTATATACAATATTCTATATGTGAAGGATTCGGTATACCGCCACTAGAAGCCGCATCATGCGGTATTCCATTTGTATGTACGGATCATGGGGCTATGGCCGAATTAGCTGATGACTTAAATGGATGGAAAGTACCTATATCTTGTATTTTTAGAGATGTGGATAATCAATCGGATAGGGTATATCCAAATAATAATATATGTGCTAACTTAATAGAAAAATATAGAAGCTTATCCTACACAGATAAACTAAAAATTATTGATCTACAAAAAAGTAAATTAAAAGATAAATATTCCTGGGATTATACTAGTAGTGAATTTGAAAGAATCCTGGATAATATACCTACAAAGGATATTAATAGATGGACACCTATACCTGATACAGAAATTGAGAAAATAGAAAAAGCTATTCCAAAAAATGAAAATAATAGAGATTTCGTCTACTATGTTATAGATAATGTTTTGCAGGCACCTCAGTTAAAGAATACATTTTTTATACAACAGTTGATTATGACCTTGGATAATGGTTACTCTTCTACTTCAAAAGGGGCGGTTCCGTACTCTCAGTCTGATGCTCTAAAGGTTTTAGAAACTATATTTAACAATAAAACTACGCTAAATAAATTTTTAGAAGATTCTACTATTATTAAACAGAACGACTTTCTAGTATATGAATAATATTCTTTATATAGGACCATACAAAGAAAATACTGGTATGGGAAGATCGGCCAGAAGGCATATTGATGCACTAGGCTATAATTTTGATATTAATCTAAGTATTAGACCAATATATTTTACTCCATATCTTGATACTGCTAATGAGTCAGGGAAAGACTATTCGGAATTTGAGGATAATAGTAGTTCATATTATGATATTGTTATTCAATACGGTATACCTAATTGCTTCGAATATAAAAAGAATTTTGGTAAAAATATTTGCATAACAGATATTGATACATTTAATATTAAGCATACGGGTTGGGTGGATAGAATAAACTTAATGGATCATGTTGTAGTTCAATCAGAATGGTCCAAAAAATCTTTAGAACATGCTGGACTAAAGACTAAAGTAAGTATTATACCTGAACCATTTAATTTAACACAATTTCATAGTAATTACGATACACTATTTAAAAATACTAATAATGACTTTGTGTTCTACTATATAGGTAAACACCAAGATAAAAATAATATTAAAGGATTACTGTCAGCTTTTTTTCTAGAATTTAGAAAACATGATGATGCTAAGCTGATTATAAAAACAGATATGTCGGGGTTTGATCATCAAGAGGCCGAGAAAATTATCACATACGACATACAGCATGTAGAAAAAGTACTTAGAGTTAATGGTAATCATGTTCAGGCTCCGCATGTGATTATCGGATACTACGAACAAGAATACATAATGAGACTGCATAATCAGTGCGATTGTTATGTAAATGTTTGCAAAGCAGAGTCTTTTGGTGCTAGCGCAATAGAAGCTGCGTTATTCGATAAATTGGTTATTACCAATAGGGAAATAGGATCTAATTCTTATATTAATAGTTATAATGGTTTTGAAATAGAAAGTATGCTAACCAATGTAACTAGTAAAGATTTTTATATGGAAAATACGTTTACTGTCTACGAACAATGGAAAGAACCATTCATAGATTCTATAAGGGAACAAATGAGAAAAGCATACGAAACCACAAAAATAGAAAAGCAGCAAAAGCTTAAAAATTTTGATAAAGATAAATTTTCTGAAACCTCTTTTGTAAACAATATTATTAATTTATGAACTCTATATCTGGTATTTTAGCTAGGGAATATATACAAAAAACAGATAAGATTAATATACTATGGACATCGTGTGATAGTATTATTTTTGATCAAATGTTTAAAAAACTAGAACATAATTTACTAGGATTTGATCATTTGTATTTTGGTAAAGATATACCAAATATTATTATTTGCAATAATAAAATATTATATCATGAAAAATGTAAAAATATTTCTATTCAATTTCATATCCCCGTTCTAATAATAGACCATGCAGAAAAACCGAGGGACTTACTCGATGAGGGCGATGTAGATAACAAGTATGAACTACCAACAGTATATAAAATAGCAATGAATGAAAATATTGCTAAATCTTGGGGAGGTTCATATAATAAAGTACTAGATAATAAAACAGCCACAGATGTTGATTTTTGGAAATCTATTATATTCCGTACTACTAAAATGGTATTCAAATATTATGCATAACTCTATTTTTTTTCATACTTCGGATCAAGACTTAATTCCTACACAAAGCACATATTGTCATATATCACAAGCAGATAACTATAAAGATGGCACTCTAGAAGAAATTATATTTCAAGATTTATTGGATTATTTTGTCGATGATAATATAGAAAGTATACTAAAAATAGCACATAATAAATTACAGAATGATGGTATATTGCATATACAAGGTTCTGATATTAGACAGCTCAGTATAGCATTAACATTCAATTCTATAACCGATGAACTTGCTAAAAAAATTCTATACCCATATAAAAAATCTATTCATACAATATCCGAAATTTTAGATCTGCTAAAAAAAATTGGATTCAAAATAGAAAACAAAAGATATGTTAATGTATTCGAATATTATATAAAGGCATCTAAATAATGTATTATATAGTAGTTGCATCAATACCTGATAAGCTTTATAAAGATATCGGAGACAAAGCACTACTACTTATAGATCAAAAAACTCTTCTATATCATCAGATACACAGTTTACTAACAATTACTCAGAATGCTAAAATTCTACTTTGTTGTAAAAAAGAGCACGAACTAATATTTAGTAGAGTTATTAAAACTAAAAAAATTAATTTATTACCTTATGACTATAACGAGTATTCTAACTTTGGGGAGTGTATTATACAAGCCATTAAGTACGTACCAAATAATGAGTCTTTCTGTATTATCAGCTTGTCATCAATTATTGATCCATATATTATCAAAAAAATTAAGCCTAAAACCTCTTATATGCTGGTGAGTCAGTCTAATAAGTCAGAATCAAATATAGGATGTACAATTAATACTGATGGCATGATAGAATTCGTATTCTATGATTTACATAATATAACATATGACTATTTATATATAGATAGAAAAGATAATCTAAAATTTAAAAAAATAGTAGAGACTCACACAAAGCCGCATATGTGTTTATTCGAAGTAATCAATCAAATGATATCGAGTAATATTTCTATAAAAGCAGAGTTCACTAAGAATTATATTCTTCAGTTCAATGATCCTAATCAATTTAAAAAACTCAGTAATACGATTAGAAAAATATACAATGATACCACTATATAAACAATACATATCTAAAGCTGATAAAAAAATTATAGAAGCATATATTAATATTAGTCATAATCTTAATACTAATCCTATTATTTTTTGCGATCATCTAATAGATTATATAGAAGATATAAAGTATATTTCTGTATTTCATACTTTATATTTGAGTAAAATTTATTACGAACACCATAAAATTATTACTTTTACAGAAAAAGATTATGATATAGTTTTATCTTTAGGCTTAAATAGAGATAATATACTACTATTAGCTAATTCAACTATAGATAATCAAAAATACAGACTAGTTAGTACGCAGCAACCTTTTTTAGATTTAGTATCACAAATAAAGGGTATCTTATATGAAGAACTATGATGATCTTTCCGATGAAGCCAAAGCAAATCTTATCAATAAACTATATTGGGAAGAAAATTTAAGTTTTAAGGATATTGCTAGCAAATATAATACATATGCTAACAAAATACTAAGAGACGCTAAAAAACTTGGTATAAAAAGAAAGAATAAATCTGAGGCTCAAAAAAATGCTTTACAAACAGGTAGAATACAACACCCAACAAAGGGTAAAATAAGAACCGAAGAAGAAAAACAAAATATAGGACTAGGAGTAATGAAGAGTTGGGAGGGTATGGATGAGAGTCAAATCAAACAAAAAAGAATAGTCGCTCAAAAACTTTGGGATCAAAAAAGTGATGATGAAAAGATGAATATGTTACAAAAAGCTAATCTAGCGGTTAGAAAAACCAGTAAAGTTGGCTCCAAATTAGAGCATTTTGTACTTAATTATCTAATAGATAATGGTTTCAAAACTGAATTTCATAAAGAACAAATATTAGCTAATACCAAACTACAAATAGATATATTTTTACCAACACTAAATATAGCAATCGAAATAGATGGGCCATCCCATTTTGCCCCAGTGTGGGGAGAGGATGCTTTAGCCAAAAACATCTCGTATGACAAAAAGAAAACTGGACTCATTCTCGGAAAGGGATATAAGCTTATTAGGATCAGACAAACCAAAGACTTTTCAAAAGCAAGAGCATTATTAATCTGTGATAATCTAAAAGATGCTATACAATTACTAACAAAAGACAAAACAACTAATACTATAGAAATAGGAGACTCAGATGCCCAAGGTTAAAAATATGGAACCTACTACAGAAGAATCGGATATTGTTGAAAATACACAAACAAAAACTAAAGTGAACATTAGTGATATTGAATGGACTGATTATGTATTATCAGAATTATCCGAAGATGAAAAAATCAAAGGCAATCCAACTACCGATGGTTTAAGAAGAGTATTTGAAAAAGTTATGAATGGTATAGTAATTCAAAATGATAGCACCGTTGTGCAATCGCCTGAGCCATCTAATGAAAAAAGAGCAACAGTAGTATATTCTTTGACATGGTACGACAATAATCCTGATCTTCCAGAATCATGTAAGATAAAAACAGTAAATGGATCAGCAGATGTATATTGGGGTAACTGTGATAAGGTATATAGAAATCACCCCGTCGCCGTTGCAGAAACCAGGGCAGAGGGCAGGGCTTTACGCAGGGCGATGAGATTGAGGAAGGTTGTTGCTGCTGAAGAAATTTCCGAAAATATAGAGGATGATATTCATTCAGATAATGTTACTAAAATTACTAATAATCAAATTAATTTTATAGATGTTATAGCTAAAAGATTAGATATAAATGTTATATCTTTATGCGATAAATTAGGAATAAAGGGTAATGTAAGAGATGTCTTGCATCAGGATGCTCTATCTATTATAAGAGAATTATCATCTTACCAACAAAAGGTTGATGACATTCCTGACAATATCAAAGGATATAGTACAAACTGGAGCATAACATGAAAGTAAAATATAAAGTTGGAGATAAATTAGAATTCGAATTAGAAGGAGCTGGACAGAAAGAAATTTTTAAGGAATTAGCTACTATTCAAGAAATATTTGCCGAAGAGAAATGTGGATTGTGTGGTAGTGTTAATCTACGATTTGTGGTTAGAAATGTAGATGGTAATGATTATTATGAGCTAAGATGTAATGATTGCGGAGCTGTTTTAGCGTTTGGTCAACATAAAAAAGGTGGAACACTATTTCCCAAAAGAAAAGACGATGATAATAATTGGTTACCAAATAAAGGATGGCATAAGTGGCAACCAACTAAAGATAAAGAATAATTATGGGTTTTGATAGAAGTTTGGTGGCGGGGTATAGCACTCAACTATATCCTCCCAAACCAAACAATCAGGCCCATTGTTTTCTTGTTTGTGTACAAGGGCCTGATGTTTTCCTTCCTTAAAATTAGATAAGGTTTTAAGACATTCTAAATTGCACCAACAAGATGTTGGTGTTGGTGGTTTTGTTGGCTGAGTTGGTTGAGTAACTTTTGTCGGAGTTGGTTGGGTAACAGTAGTTGTTGCACAGCAAGACTCATTTGGATCTTTATAGGCTCTATTACTTTCTAATACAATATATCTGTTATCATCATAATAAGCATATATATAATCACATTTACATAATTTAACCCCTAAAAAGTCATAAACTTTAATTTTAGCTTTGTGTATGGACCCTTTAATATTAGCTCCTTGTTGTGACCAAATATCATACTCTTCATAAAATCTTATTCCTCCAGCCTCTGGATCTATTAATTCGGCCTCCGCAACACCAAACTTTTGTAAATCGGTTAATAGCCTAGCAACAACAATTTTGTTGGATGGCGGAGATACCCAAACCCCCCTTTCTCTGTCCCACCTTAGATCTATTGGTCCAGCAGGCCACGTTTTTGGGTTGGAGAGCCAGTCTTTTAAAAACTTATCCTGGAGACCGCGTCTTCTAAATCTACCCTTTTCTGCTTGATCAGCAGCATCGATAGCATTTGGAATAGGCTTACCAGAAGTATCATATCCCCAAGCTTGTAAACTTAGAGGACCCCTTAATACACTATATCTAAAATTAGTTTCTCTCTGTTGTTTATCTCTACTCTCTTCGCTATTATTTATATCAAAATTTTCTGACGATGGTCCATATGCTATAATATTAGTAACAAATCCTTGCGTACTAGCATTTTTTCTACCGTCCCAATTACCTAGCATAGCACTAGATGTTACGCTATTTAAATACATTTGATGAATAGGTAAATCATATTGTAAAATATCATCAAAATGAAATGGAGGTATTTCTGATCTTGTTCTAGAATTGGGAGTTTTACCATCACCTAAAAATGTTGTGTTTTTATTAGAAAATTCAGAATAACCGCAATCATAATTTTGGTATAAAGCTAATCTTGGTAATTCAGCATTATCATCATGTTGTTGATTAGTACTAATGGAACCAAATAAAAGATCTAATGTGGTAATTGATATTCTTTGAAAATTATTTGCTCTTTGTTTATACCATACATTACTCATATCACTTTCTGTTACAGTTTGAGGTATATTAATTAGATTATTACCTAAAGATTGTACAGAACCCGGAGGGGCTGAGCCGAGCTGGGGATTGGAAAGACAATTACACTCGGATATGTTTGATAGATCAACAGAAACACATTCTTCACCTCCACCAAGAATCTGTGCTTTATTTTTCTCCATTTTATATCCACCGAACAACATCATATGAGGAGTTTTACTGGCAGTTGTTCCAGGAGTACCACCAGGAACACCTACCGTTATAACATCTGTACTAGTTCCTGGTATTAATTTTCTGATAGCCCTTTGTTTTTGTAGTTCGGAGGATGTTCTATTTAATAAATTTTTAAGCTCAAGATTCTGCTCCTTCATAAACTTATGTAAATAAGACATAGATTTATAGTTTCTACTCCACAAATCACTTAAATATCTACCAGGTTGACCAAATTTGGGAGCATAAGTTTGAAAATTATATGCTGTTGTATATCCACTTTCTCCTATATTTATTTGAAGATCTGTGAGTGTTGCCGCATTCGATCCAACAATATAGCCTATGCTATAAGATGGTAAAGAAGCCACAGTAATAGATCCACTCTCTTGTTTCTGTAGTGCTTTTGGTCCATCTTGTGCTATTAAGTTACCATAGTAATTCATAATATCGTATCCAGTATTTTGTAAATTAGCAAAATTCCATGGAGCTAATTCTTTATTTGTCTCAACTTGAGTAAGTCCAACTGGATTGGATTGATAAAACCATGGCCCATAAGTAAATAAATTACTTTTAAATGGAATACAAAAACTATCTGGACTTATAGCGATAGGATTCATATTGTTATGATTTAAATTACTATGAAGTAAACTAGTGCCACTTACTGTACCGTCTCCATCACCACATATCATATTCGATAATGATTCCCTATAAGCATCTGCACCATGTAACACCATTATCGCTACAGCTCCAACACTCTCCAAAAGACCAGGACAATCTTCTTCACCAGGAGCTATTTTTAACTCTGCCCTACTACTCAAAGTAATTAATACGTATTGATTACCATCTATTTGATACAACGCTGGATCTACACTTGCTTTAAGATATATATCACTGTCAGCAGATCTTTTAAAAAAATTATCATCTCCTAGTTTACTCAAGTCTATGTCCCAAGTTAATCCATATTTGGATAGCTGATTAGCCTGGTTAAATTTTACGAAACATCCTATTCTACCATCAGTTTCTGTAAAAGAATTCAGTTCTGTTCCAACACCTAGTCCCATAATCTGACTTTGATTTTTAGGTAACCATCCTCCAGCAGTTGAGGGGGAGTCAGAAGAGTAAAAAATACCACCGTCTGATTCAACTTTAACATTACCAGATGGTTGATTACCATACCGATCTTTAATACAAACACCGACGCTAGAATTGCCTACCTGTATTAGATATTTTTGACCATAATACTCTTCATATATATTATTTAACCAACTCCTGGCAATTTCTAATTTCGCCCTTATATCAGGCTCTTTCTGCTTTATAAAAGACTCAAGAGATCCAGTAACATCAGAGCGGTTTAGTAGATTATCAAATATTTGTGTAACACTACTAATAAATTCTCCGAATCCGTCGCCTGTTAAGAATCTAAAAACTTTAACTCCCAGAATATCTGGTTCGTCTTCAGAATGTCTGGCACAATATTGAAGCCATGTTGTAAGATTAGAACTAGAAAGCAATTCTAATTCTGTTAACTTAAATGTTGTAAAATCTAATTCTAAACTTTGACTAAGTAGTGAACAATCAAAATCTTCTTTTAAAATATTATCCGGCTCAGTATAATATACCTCTAATCCTGTATAAGAAAGTCTTTCTCCGAGATATTGATATACTGTACATGACATATAAAAATCCTTAATTTCTTAAGCAGAAGGAGGTGGAGAGCCCGATGGATTCATTAAAGGATCATCCGATGTGCTACCCTTACCTCCACTCTCTGTACCGGGAGCACCCGTACAATCTCCGTTTTTATTAACAACCATTAAATAGTGCACATTATCACCAATGACTAATTTTTTACTCGGCTCATATGTTGTTTCTTCACCATATCTATAATCTATAGTTCCTTGACCCCCGCACGAACTAGCAGCTATAGCATTTAAAAAAGCAGCTAATGCTCCGCTAGGAGGACTATTCTTTTTGTCTATTGGTACTACTGTAAAAGTATTACCAACAATATTTATCATAAAATCATAACCGGCCTCACTACATGCTTGGTCTATAATATTTAATACATTACTACTAGTATCAGTAATTTTTAAATAAGCTGGACAGATAGCTATTACTGATGAAACATCTATATACATTGTAACTCCGCATACTGGCAAAATACAAGTTTTACCCTGAATAGCCTGTAATATATATAGCATAGGAATACCTAAATCATCCTTAAAAGATGACATAAAGTCTGAACAACCAAGATTACAAACGGATGGTTCTAGTATAGCTAATACATTAATTAAATTAGGAGTATTGATATTACAATAATAATCATTTAAAATTACCGCAACGTTACTTAAACTTTGTCTTCCATCCGTTAATCTCACATCCCAAACTAAACCAGAGGAAGATTGATTATATGTATGATCAGCTAAAACTCCAGTAAAAGAAAATCCACCTATAACTATTGTATAAACACATCCTAATGCTCCATTATAAGCTAATCCACAAGACTCTACTAATTGAAGTCTAAGGGATGATTCTTGTCCTCCAAAACCTAGATTACAACTAACGCTAATAATTTCACAATTAAAAACCTTAACACTAGCCATTATTTACATATCCTTTTCTAAGATTGTTGTTACTAAATCCTTCGGAGAATTGTATAAAAAATCTATTTTAGTAGTTTTATATCCTATTTTGAATAGAGTAATTGAGTACTTGCCGTATGGAAGATCCAAAACCTTTACTCCACAATCCTGTATGTCTACATTATCGCCAATTATATTATAACAAGCATCCATGGGACTAATATTAATTAATACCCCATTTTTAAAATCTGTACTGGTAAACAATAGTTTATTTGGTGAATTATCATATCTATTTAAATAACTAGAATTTATACCAAAAATTTGCGCAGAATGAAGGGCTGAAATCTCTCTTTCGTTTTCAAATGAGCTTAGTATTTCAAAAATAAATTTTGTATTTTCAATATGTTTATTATTATAGATTGAGGCAGTATTAAATTTGTCTTTAATAACTAAACTATAGTTTCCATATGTTAAATTTTCTATATTAATATAATTCTTATTATTAAAGGGTATTTCTAGTATATCATTATTTTGATTACTAAGAATAGCTTTTAGTGAGGCTTGATCTCCGTTGGAAACATAACATGTTATTGAGCCCAGTCTTTTATTTTTTTTAGTAGTTAAAGATTGTATATATATTTTATCTTGTTGATCATGATTGATTATGCTAATAGGGCTTGCGTCAGTTGTTCCAGGATGAATAAGATTGAGTATAGTATATAAATTATTAGAAATATACATACCACTTCTAACATACACACTAGACAACTGCGTCATAACTTGATCTTCGGCACAGGTGATTTCAACTAGATCTTGATTTTTAAAATTAAAACTATAATCATTTTGTAAAATTAATGATCCTATTAGTAGTTTGATATTTTTATTTTTGCTATAAAAATTATCAATATCATATGATATATCGTTAATTATGAGCTTTAATTTTGATAATTTATTAATATTTAATCCTGGGGTTATATAGTAATAATAATAACTAATACCATCAATAATAGTTTCTCCATAATCCATACATACTTTTTGAGTATACTCCGAACCGCCTTGTTTTATAGTAATGGATTGTGTTTCATTAATAGATATTAGATTAGTTTTAATTTTAGGAATAAGTAATAGATTATGAATTCTAGTTACTTCAACAGGATCATATAGAGCCATTGAACTATAATCGTTTAAAATTCTTGTAGTAACACTAAGGGGCTGAGGATTATTAATAGTAAAAGTTTTGCTTATTTCACAATTATTATTATCTGTAACTATAACTTTATATGTATTAGCTTGTAATTTATTATGCAGTTTAAAATGATTTGTAATAATAGGCTTATCGTCATTTTTAATAAACCATGCTATTTTATAGGGTTCTGATCCGCCATGAATCTTACATTCTACCAAAGAAGATTCGGCTCCGTAATTAAGAATAGGGTCCCAATGTACAGATATATTTAAAGGATTAGAAATATGTTTGATGTCGCTTCTACAAACTGAACATTTATTTTTATCATAAACACAAACATTGTATTCTAAATTAGAATGTATGTTATATACATAGTTATTATCTTGAATATTATTAATTTTATGATTATTAATTACTAAAGAATATGGTGGCATACCTCCCGACCACTCAATAATCATTGGGTTTACCGCATTACTACAAACATCACCTTCTACAGCTACTAGATCCATTTTTAATAATTCAGCACAGATTAATTCTATAGGCACTGTGCTTTTTTGTTTAGTAGATATATTATATATATTTAAGTTATATGTTCCACAACTAAGATTGGATATATATTTACCATTATCTAAAATATTAGCATTAGATGATATATTAGGCCAACCAAAAGATAGTAGGCCAGAAGATAGGTCGTTGATCAGAATACTTCCATTGTTATGGTCTATACACTTAGGATTAGTAGCTGTAATAGTATATAAAGATTTAGTCATTTGTCCACTAACAATAGTAAGGTTTGGTCCATTCCTTAGTTACTCTAAGAGTGCCAGTATTAGTTTTGGAAACATTATGCTGTGTCAAATACCATCCTGCTGCTCCTTCGCTAGCACCCAAAGCATCAGCTTCGTCCAAAGCGCATCCTATAACGCCACTCAAATCTCTAACATCACACCCTGGGTTTTCTACAGTAACATTAACATTAACAGAAATAGTTTCTTTAGTGGTTGTGCCAAGATTTTGTATTAATGGTTCTCCTCTAAAAGGTATAGTAAATTCAGCTATAACATCGGTAGGATAAGTATGAGTTACTTCCGTATCCACTTTAGCCGCACCGGGAATACTACAATTTCTAGCAGTAGAATACTCTTCATTAAAAGATATGGTTCCAGAACCAAAATTTCTGGTTACACTTCTATTTACGAGTCTTATGCCGCATTCTGTTGGAGCAATATAATTGGAACATATAGCTAAAAGACCTCCACTAGTACAGTCTGATGAGTCCGAAATAGTATTAGCTGCATATGCCGAAGCAAATGCGGAAAAATTACCCCTTAATGCAGAGTACGCACTTTCTGCATTACCAATTTTATTTGCAGATGAATGAAAGTTAGAACTACTAATAATATCACTAAAAGATGTATTATGTAATCCTTCCACGGTTCCGGATATAACTACTGTTCTACCGACCTGAGTCGTTTCTGCTCTAGAGTCTATACTAACATCTATAAAAGCTTGAGGATAAGGAGAAGATGATGGTCTTAGTATTAAATCACCAGATACGCTTAATGTTCCACTAATTGGATCAGCATCCATACTACGAATTTGCATATACTTAGGACCATTATGATAGATCGATAATGCATTATTTATAGAAGTTGGAGAAGTTAGAGATGTTATCAGATTACCATTTTCCAAAGCGGATAGTCTGCGTTTAACAACCTCTTCTGCTGCTTCTAGTCCTGTTTTTTTACTAACTGATGATGAGCATCCTACTCCTCCACCAGTAGCACTAATATTAAAACTATATTTAACGTGAGCTTTACCAATATTTTGACCAGATAAAGTATCCGAACTAAAAGCTTCGCTATCTACATTAAGAGTTACAGACTCAGATAAATCTTTAATAATTTCTCCTGTGGTAACGTAACTACTGGCTAAAGTATTAGGATTAACTACTAAAGAACCTTCATTTTCATATAACTCTACTTCCATAGAGTATGCGGCCACTTGTGTCCAACTAGGTTCTGGTCCTTCATCAATACTTACCGATCTAATTGTTCCATAACCATTAACAAGAATTGTTCCATTACAATTAACATTAACATTAACACAATCTCCTTTTTGTCCTATAGTTTGAAATTTATCTTTTAATTGACTAGCAATATCACTAAATCCTCCGGCAGTAGTATAAACTGTACCATTAAGTGATACTATTAATGCTCCACCAATAATTAAATCACCAACCCTATATTGTTCAACAGATAGTGTTACAAAAGGAGCTGGATCTAATGAGGATCCGTCCAGACTAACAACAGCTCCTCCTGATGGTACATTTTGTATGCTAATATTTTCAACAGTTGTTTCATTTTGTATTTTAAACATAAAATTTTATCCTAGTTTATGATACTATTCTACCCATAGTAGTCAATCCTCTTAATGAAGTAGTTAATGAATTAGTAATAGCCTTTTTATCTTCATCACTTAATTTATAATTTGTATTTTCTGGCGCTATTAATTCAACTCTTATAGTATCACTATTAATTCTAATAGTATCTGGAATATTAGGACCTTTGATTTCAATAGTTTTAATATCATTTAATGCTTTGATAAGTCTATCCACATGACCGCCAAAAGCACTAACAGGACCACCAAGAGCCGGAAATACTTTAGCAAGATTATTAATTAATGATCCTAAATTACTAGTTTCAGTATTAAATGACTTAATAAAAGTATCAAATACCAAACTAGCACTACTCATATCTAAACCAACAGATTTAGCCATTGATTGTATCGATCCCATAATACCACTACCGCCATTATCTCTATATATAGGATTAATTATTCCTCCAGAACTAGCATAAGATACTCCGCTATTAATACTTTGTAATAATGGTAAATTCTTTTGAGTAGCAGCTCTATTAACAACAAATTCGCCCCGAGTTAACATAGCCGGAATAGTATCTGTTCCACGAGGTTGATAATTAACTAGCATTCCATTACTAGCATAAACCATACCTCCTCTAGCTCTAGTTATTGGTTCAATCGGATCTGTTGAAGTTTCCTGCATTTGTTTTTCTTTCTTTGAAGCAACAAAAGCAGGATTATTAAATGGAGTTTCTGCTGTTTGAATATCTGTTTGTTTTAGATATCCTAATACTGTACGAATTTTATTATATGCCTCACTACCACCCAAACGACTTAAAGAATTTGTATACTCTTTTACAAAATCTAGTGGGCTAGTTATAGATGCTGTATATGGTGTACTATTAACACCATAGCCTAATATAGTATTTACAGGTTCATTAGTAAACTGATACTCTTTTGACTCTAGTTCACCGCTACTATTGATTAGAGATGTATATAGGTCACCGGTGATGTTGCTGGGGACGGCGGCGGGCCAGAACGTAGCCATATAACTATTTAAACTATCCCATAGTGCATATGGTGTTTTTAACTTATCAAAATCAAAACTTTTTTGCAGCTCAGGTACTTTGCTACTAATCATGTCTAGTCTAGATTGTCTATCAGTAAAGTTCAAGTTTTTAGTAAAACTCAAACTATCTTTAATAAAATCTACTAAGGTCATATCTTCAGAAAGAGGGGTTCCTTCACTATCCATAAATCCAGTAATAGAAGGTCCCATAGCAGTATTAGATCCTGCTATAACATTAGCAGCACTAGTTAAATCTAAAATTTTGCTGGGATCTAAATTACTATTAATAATAAAAGTATCTAAAGCTTTTGCTCTATGAAGAGTATTAACATCACTTAGCACAGTAGCTCTTACTTTTTCTGGAGCTCCATCAATATTATACTTATTTTTAGCTCGTGTCCATCCATCTAGATCAGTATTTGGTATGCCTCCAAAAGCTTTATCTATATTATCTTGACGCCATTTATTAACTTGCTGATTAATAGTTTTTGCATAGTCTTCTGGTTTCTGCGAATTGGGCTCAGCAATATTTAATGCGCCAAATCCTGGATTAATTTTACCATATATATTTCTATCCATCTGTCCAGTATAATCACTAATAAATTTTATAGCCTGTTTATAATTATCTTCTGTTTTAGGAGACTCATACTGCTCCTGAGCAACCTGACTAGCTTGTGATGATAATGCTTTGTTAATTCTTTGTAATAAGAATTTTTTATATGTATTTCCAAACTTATCATTGGCACCATCCTCTTTTGTTGCTTTGCTAATATCCCATAAACCAAACTTTGCTGCCCAATCAGTATCACTCATAAGATCAGGATTAACATATGCATTCGGTATTTTTAATAAATCATAAACAGTACTCCCAGCCTGCGCCATAAAAGCCCGGTCGAAGAAAAATTTCAAGCTCAATTTATTTGGATCAAAATCTTTAATCAAATTATCTATATTAGTACCATCAATGTTCCCTGCACCTGGAAAAAATCTCTTTAAATAATCTTGTATATCGTTATTTGTATCTCCAATTATTTTTGATGTATAGTCCTGTTCACTACCATAAACAAAGCTCTTATCTGTAAATGTTTTTAAAGGATTTAATTTAGAAGTATCTAAAGGATGATTATATAGGAAAAGCTCTTGAAATTCGTCATCTATAGTTCCGTCGTTCATTCCAATTTCATTAGTGGGTATTTTAGCTTTACGTACTCTAAAATTAGTAACATTAAGAGGATCTTTAAGCCCTAAAGATGTAGCATTTTTTACTTGTCCAAAATTATACTTTTTATCTCTACTTTCAAAAGCTCCTGTAGACGCAACATCGGTAGTTTCAAACATTCTCCTAGCTAGATCTGCTACTGCCATTTCCGGCTCTACTGGTATCGCCGGAACCGGTGGTGACGTAACAGGAGGTGTAGAACCAGGCATAGGAACGCTTGATGGTACAGTACCTGGATCTGGTGGCGACATTTCTGGAGGTACAGCTTCAGTACCAAATAATCTCGATGACAAGTAGCCGATCCCAGCGAACGTGGAACCGCCAAGACTCGTCAAAGCCCCAGCTCCCACGAGTCGGTCTCGCCATGTTTCACGAAACGCTGGCCATCCTTGTCCTGTACCAAGTAATGTGTCGTATGAAGGTATGAGATCCCGAATTGATCTTCGATATGGTCCCGGCGCACTAAATGGATCCGAACCTGAACTGTCTCGGGGTAATCTTGGTGCGGGAGTACTTGGGGCATCGTCCAATATTTCGTCTGGCACAAATGTGCCTTCGTTATCCGATGGTTTAACGGTCTCGTCTGCCTTATTAGGTCTTTTTGGTGCTTTTTTCCCTCTTCTCGTGGATCGTGTTTGCGGGTTAGGGTAAGTTTGTAAAGGATCTGTTTTTAAACTTTGTGTTAGAGAGTCCGGAGCACTTCTACCAAGTGGCTTAAATAGATCTTGTGCTATTAGGTCAAGAACTGTTCTTTGATTTATATCAAGCATATGTGCTCTTTGCATCATTTCTGTCAAAAACTCATCTTGACCCTGTAGTGTTAAAGCATTTATATCATCGGAGCTTCCACCCAAAAACTCTAATATGCTATCTCGCGTATACGCATAGTTGTCTAATCTGGTATCTATTGAATTTGATTTCTTTGGTCTCCTAATAAATTTGTATAAATCGTCCATAGTAGAAATACCAGGATCGAGATGTGCAAAATAACCTCCATTAACACTGTCTTCTAATGCTTTTAGTTTTTTTGGATCTTTGATAAGTCGCTGAATCATGGCGTTTTTATATACTTTTCCATAAAGGATATCTTCATAATCATAGGTTTTTCTCTTAATCTTACTCCAAGCATCAAAAAGAAGATTAAGATCAACGTGGTCATTCTTGCTAAACATGGTCGTCACATTACGATAATATCTTCCAAGAGCTTCTTTTCCAGCATCCGTATTTCTCAATTGATTCATCATTCCATGTATCATTTCATGAAATAGCAGACCCATCGTACTATCTTCTCCTAAGAAAATTTCTGTACCATTATTTTTGAGGCGTTTTGCTAAACCACCTCTGACTTTTGGAATCTCTATCATAAAGTTTGCCCCAAAAGCTCGATCCACTTGTGATGGATCTATGCCGACCATATGCATTATATCTCTTATTTGTTGGAATATGCTATCTTTTGTTACTTTCTCGGAAAAAGCTTGTGACAGCTCATCTCCAAGTCGTGGTTTTAGATCCATAATATTCTCAGCGGTAGCTACAATTGGTGTACCCCCTTTTGCTCTAAGAGCCTGAGACGGGCTCCCTCCACCGGCCACAGTGTCAAGTATGCTCTCTGTCTCTCCTTTGGCTGAAGTTGCAGCATCACCCATACTAATATTATCAATATCATCAAGAATATTTGTATTTAACTTATTCGGCATAGCTGCTCCAACTCTTCCTCTTAGACCAACTTTACTAAATAACTTTGATCCTTTGCGAGCTAAAAAACTAGCAATACCAGGAGCAGCTTCTGCCACAACACCCACACTTTCTGTCATATTAGCAACAGTTTCTTTGGTTCTAGCATAAGCTTGATTTTTTGATAATGCTTCCAGTATCTTGCCCTTTTTAAAATTCTCAGGATCATTACTATTTAATAATTCTTGTAATTTTTTTTCTTCCATATAATTATTAGCCGCTTCGAAAGCTATACTACCAACAACACCACCACCCAAGCCTGCGGCTAATAGAGCTAATGAGCTTCCTCCTGTTGGTATAGCCAAACCTACAGCTACCGAAGTAGCTAATCCTACTAAGGCTCTTTTAGCTCCTAGTTTCATTCCATCTTCCCAACCCTTATCTAGAATTTCTTCTGGTAATATACCTAAATCTATCAAATTTTGTATATTATTACCATACTCTCGTATGTTAGACTCTCGGGGAGTCATTAAAATATTAGGGTCTTGACCAGTATAAATCTTAAGCAATTCGCCCTCTGTGGTCAAATCTATATATCCATGTTGTAAAGGTCTTAGCTCTATCAAGCCATCTATTATTCTTTTTCTTTGTTTAATAATATTTAATTTATCTAATTCATAACGATAATTAGCTTTTGTCATAGTAGTATCTGACATATTTGATCCAGCGCCCATACCAGATGGATCAATATCCACAGAAGGTGTAGCAAACTCCGGAGCCGTACTCATAGCTTTTCTTAGTCCACTCTCGGCCTCTAGTTTTTTATCCATAATATCTTGATAAAAATCAAGTTTTGGAGTTAGTCCTTGAATACTTTCTTCAGCATCTAATAACTGACCAGCGTATTTTGTTTTATCAAATCTTGTTCCAAGCCATCTCCTCCAAATTAATAAGCTATCATCATTTAAATAAGGATTAATAGCACCAATCATTTTTTTATCTTTGGATAAAGAATGTGTTAAATCAAAAAAATCTATCGTTGGTGCTGGCTTATCAGTTCCTTTATATACATTAAGTTTATTTAGTCTATCTTTAGATCCTATAGAAGTTTTTAATGCATTAAAAAAGTCTGGTGCAGAAGTATGGTTTATGGATTCTCCTGCGGGGGGTGTCATTAAATCTTTTTGTATTCTATAGCCATTAGTATCTACATCAAATTCTATAGTTTTATATGCGTTTTTAGCTCCTTCTATTATGTTGTTAAAATCTTGTTCGATCATTGTTTTTGGATTTTCTGATGCGGTACTATAATCCTGTTTTATGCCAGATACATCAACAAGTCCACCAGTTTGTAAATATTTGACGGCCCCACCTTTACTATATGTTCCACTATTGATACTTTGTAATAATGGCAAATGTCGAGAAGTTGCTGCTCTATTAACCACAAACTCACCACGAGTTAACATAGCTGGTACAGTATCTGTGCCTTTAGGCTCAAAGTTTACTAATGTGCCAGTACTAGCATAAACTATTCCACCCTTAGCTCTGCCTCCAGCAGCCGCTGGAGCGCCGCCAGCCGCTGGAGCGCCGCCAGCCGCTGGAGCGCCGCCAGCCGCTGGAGCGCCGCCAGCCGCTGGCGCTCTGCCTCTAGCAGGCGCTGGCGCTCCGCCAAGTCCTAGTCTATTTGCAACACCATTCAAATTTGCAACAATTTGATCTATAGCAACTTTCATTTTACTAGTAAAATCATTAGCACTAGCTGATAAAGTATTTTTCAATACAGTTGCACCATCAGTAATTAGTCTTGATTGTTCTTGTACAGCTCGAGATTGAATTTGAGCAGCTCGATTAAAAGCGTCAATAAAAGGTTTAATTTGAGGATTATCTTGCGGCTTACCAAAATCTGGTCCAAACATTTGTTTAAATTTATCAAATACTGCGGGATCAGCTCCTGGCATATTACCGAGCATATTAGTAACATTATTGAAAAATGTTTCTTGTAATTTAGCAAATTCTTCCGGAGACCTAGTAGCTTCCAAACTTTGTAGTGTAGCTTTTGCTCCTTTTACATCAGATAAAGAACCGGCCCCACTCATAACTCTATTGTATGATTGTGTTTCTTTAGCAAAATTAAGTAAAGCTTCTGGATCATCAATCATATCAAAAAAGTCCATAACACTACGACGACGACCAGCACTAATTTGAGATTGTTCATCTATTTTTTTCATAGCATTAGATGCTTTATCGGTATTACTAGCTAAAGAATCTAGTGCTCTTTGATATTTATTTATCTTAGATGTTAACTTAGCAATCTCCCCTGATCCTAAAGCGGTTGTTGATGTTGATGGATCAGTCTCTAATTTTCTTTTTTGCGCGATAGCATTTGCTATTTCTTGACCAATTAGATTAGGATCCGATAATCCTCCAGTTAAACCACGAATGCTAATTTCAAATGGAGCATTCATTTCTCTTAAAGAAATAGTTTGACTAAATTTTTCTTTAAGCTGTAATGCGGATTGGAGGTTTATATCTGATACTTTGATTGCGTTGTCTGCTAATTTATCAAAAGCGCCGGCTAACTTATCGGATATGCCCCCTAACTTACGATTCATTTCTACTTGTGCTTTAGCATACTCTTCAAACTTTGCTCTAGCCTGTTCTGCAGCTTCGCTGATTTCCTTAAAACCAGCTATATGACTTGCTAGTTCTTCATTACTCACACCCTGTACATTTAGATTTGTTCTTCCCTTTATCCATTCAATTATACTTTCTGAAAGTTTTCCCTCAATATCTACATCACCTAGACCCTCAAACATATTTTTTAATCTATCTCTTATCGCTGTTTCTTCTCCAGCTTCTAGATTTTCTCCTGTCGTATCTCTAAGAATAAGCGGTAGTTCTTGTTGTATAATCTGTAATCCTTTAATAAAGGAACCCATTTGTTGAGCTTCTTTGCCACCACCTAAGCTCTGACTAATACTATCTACAACAGAGCCTAATTCTTCACGACTATATGCTGTAATATTTTCTAAAACTCTCACGTTCTTATTATCTGATTCGTTAGCTCTAGCTCCAGAACCAAAGAATTCTCCAGAGATATTATCTGCTATAGTTAAATTATTATCTATTTCGCTAACTATACGAGACATATTAGCAGAAAATCTATTCATTACGTCTGTGAGATTAAGAGTAAATTTTCTCACACTTCTATTGATAAACTCGAGCCTGTCTGCTAGAGCTCTACTACGATTTTCGCCACCCATAACATCTTCGGTTCTAGCAGTTACTCTATTAGCATAGGTTGTATTTTTTACATTACCTTGTTCGTCGAAAGCTGCGCTATATTCTTTTTGTGCTGTGGTAATATCAGCACCTTCTCTTATTCTAGTTTCTAAATAAATTCTTTGTCTTAATCTATTTTGCGCTTTTGCAATAGCTTCATCTGCTTTTTTACGTTTATCCGAACCAACCTGTAATGTATCCAAATAGTCTTGTACGCTTTGTTGATCATTCACAATCATTCCGCTTGCGCCCAGAGAGCTTCTCATTTCTTGTTCTTGTAAAACATTTAGTTCATTTAGTCTATTATCCCTATTTCTAGATCTTCCATAAGCTGCTCTTTTTTCCTCATTGGTCATATTTGATGATTCTATTGGATCACTTAATTTCATAAGTCTTTCAGAATATGCTTTATTACCAACAGCAAATGCTGTACTATTATCTGCTATTTTGCGTAATTGTTCTAATGATGCTAATTCAGCCTGTAATTGCGCCTCTTGATTAGACGGGTTAAAAAATCCAGATATTCCTTGGTATAAACTAACTAAACTACTTAATAAGAATATTATCTGACCAGCTCTACCTCCTCCTGCACCACCTCCTCTAGCCAATTTTTTGGGTTGTCCACCATTAAATAATCTTGATACTCCTATGGATCCTCCTCTAGAGGCAAGCACTTGCTGTTCGCCTAAAGCCTCCATAGAGCTAGCGCGAATAACATAACTATTTTCTGGTAACATAGTTTCAAAGTTATCTATCTTACCATTAGTAGATCCCGGAACAATACCTATTCGACCGTTCATACTAGATAATGGTGATCTATCAGCATTATTAAGTTTTTTCATTTCCCCCATACTAGCTGGTAATGGAGGAGTAAAAACTCCTTCTCCACTTGCTAATTTAACAGGAACCATTCCTCCGCTAGCGAGCCCAACTCTACCACCATAAGCTTTTCTTGGTCCTCTACCACCACGCTTGCCACCACCCCCTCCTCCAAAATTAATACTTCCTGCTCCTCCAGCCAAATTAGCTGCTGCCATCATACCTATTAATGATGTAAGCGCTGTCATAAATCCTTGAAGACCACTAGATAATCCATCCCATATCCTATTATCTTTAATAGTTTTAGCAGATTGTTCGAGTGCTACGTTTAGTGCTTGGTAATTTTTAGCTGCTCTTTCTTGTAATTCTGCTCTTTCTCCTAATGTTCTAGCATTAGCAAGATCATCTAAGGTTTTACTAAGATTATTGGATGCCCCACTAACTCCTTTCATTGCTAATTCAACTTCTTTAGCTGTAGACTCTTGAATAAAACCAGATACCGCACCACCAACTAGACCTATTGCTCCTCCAACAGCGGCACCCTTTTTACCGAACGCAGCTTTACCAGCAATTGATCCGCTTAAACCAAAAGATCCGGCTTGTTGTAATGCTGCTTGAAGACCAGATAATGCGGGACTAGTCTCTGATACTGTTCCGGCAAATCTATCTAATGTTTGTAAAATAGTTGGCATTTGCGAACTAAGCAGCGTGGCTCCTGTTCCGATAATCCCAGTGATACCACCAATCTTATCGCCCATCTTTGTTACTTTATCAGCAACATTTGGAAAAGATTTTTCTAATAGTTTCATTCCAGGAATATTTGCTGCACTGTTAGCTGTTCCAATTCTGTCTAAAACTTGTCCGGTTGGAGACTCTAAGTTTCTTTGAGCTTGTCTTAGATTAGTCTTTTCTAAAGCTCCGAATTTACCTTGCTTTAATGATTCTTGAGCCTTAACGTCTATTCCTCTTACTTTCATTTTACCCGTTAAGAAACCTAGTTGTTTTTCAAATTCAGCATGAGCACCAGGTAATTCAGATAAAATATTTATATTTTCATTTAATATCTTATCTAATCCTTGAGAGCTTTTTCTTAAATCACTAATAGACAAGCCCTTTTGCATACCAGAAATTATTTCGTTTATAGTTTTACCTAATTTTTTATCATCTATTTTAGGATCAATCTTTCTAAATAGTTCAGCTAATCCTTGTCTGGTTGCGGTCTCTACCTCGGTATCGCCTATATTTTGTAAATTTTTTACTAATAATCCTTCAATATCAGTTAGTGCGCCCTTCTTTTCTGTAACATTACTCTCCGCTTTCTTAAAGATTTGTTGTCTAATTGCTCTTTCGTATTGTTGTACAGTTATTCCTAATTTGGAGGCTATTTTATCAAGATAAAGCATTTGATCAGCAAAATTACCACCTTGTGCGGACTTGCTAGAAGGTGATGATGGTGAAGGAGATGATGGTGGTGACGGAGGTGATGGTGGTGATGGTGGTGACGGAGGTGATGTAGATGATGGTGGCGACGAGGGTGATCCTGTACCTAACGAAGCAATATTATTTTTTGCATTATTTAAAGCAGCTACCCATTGTTTTTCTGCCTCTATCATAGCCTTAACATCGCCGGTAGAGGTTACTGTTCTAGCAGCTTTTTCATATGCTCTATACATCAAATTTTCTTGATCTACTGTTAGTTGACCAGTATTGATAAGAATACTACTATATTCATCAAGCGCTCTTGCTAAAGACGAATAAGATATATCTAAACTACCAAAAATCTTGCCGGTATTACGCATTATACTAGACGAACTCTTAAAAGCATTACCAGCTTTTATAG